CAAGTTTCCTGTCTTGATTCGCCAAGGGTTTCGCAAAGTTACATTAATGAAATGTCAAATTTGTACGGTACTGACAGTGCAATGTATAAGGTCAGGGTATTAGGCGAATTTGCGGATGAGGAAGAGTTAGGATTTATTACACCGTCAATAATCAGGTCCGCAATTAACCGGGAGATAGAACCCTCACCTTCTACGCCTGTGATCTGGGGGTTGGATGTTGCGAGACAGGGCCGGGACAGATCTGCTCTTTGCAAGAGAAAAGGCAGCGTTATTACAGAAAAGATTAAAACTTGGAGGAAACTTGATTTAATGTCATTAGCAGGTGAGATCATGAACGAATTCCAGAATACTCCCCCTGAAGAGCAACCTAGTGAACTGTTAATTGACAGCATTGGAATCGGGGCCGGACTGTGTGATCGTTTAGTCGAAATTGGTATCATACCCACTAGGGGTATCAACGTTTCTGAGTCAAGTGCCCTTGTAAACGAATGCGGAAACCTGAGAGCAGAACTCTGGTACAAGGCCCGGGAATTCTTTGAGAAGAAAACCTGTTCTATTCCTGACGATCAGGAACTTATAAGGGAATTATCTGCACCAAGATACAAGTTTGACTCCCGGGGAAGGTACTTGATTGAGTCTAAAGAGGAAATGAGGAAAAGAGGGGAGAAATCACCTGATTTGGGTGATGCTTTCTGCCTTACTTTTGCCTCAAATAACGCAACTTTAATTGGAGGTGAAAGACTTTCTTGGAATCAACCTTTAGTCAGGGATATTCAAGGAATTCAGTAAAAAAAATTATAATTAACCTTCTGGTAGCATAGTGTTTCATTTCAAATCATGATTAGACTATGCCAGAAACAGACAAGTACACCAACGAAGAAGGTGAAGAGACTTCTATCCTTGAGGTTGACCACCTTGATGACGAAGAATTCCTTTCACATTGCAGGGCGCAGCTTAATGATGCCAAGGATTTCCTAGAAAATCACCTTGCTCCACACAGATCAAATGCAATAGACGTTTACCACCAACGAGAATATGGTGACGAAGAGCAGGGACGTTCACAGTTTGTGGATTCTACTCTTCGAGACACAGTAAATGCTATCCTTCCTTCCCTCTTAAAAATCTTCACTTCCACCGAAAGAGTGCTTGAATTTATGCCTCGTCAACCCGAGGATGTTCCTTTTGCACTCCAAGCAACTGATTATGTTAGGCATTGCCTGAATGAGGCTAATTTTTATAATGTCCTGCATGACGCAATGAAGGATTCGCTGATTGTTGGAAGTGGATTTATCAAGTATTTTTACGAATATGCAAACGAGGTTGAGGGTTATTCCTACACTGGTCTTGATGACGATACACTTGCTGCTCTTATGCAGGATGACAAGATTGAAATTGCTTCGATAGATTCAAGACCTATTGCTTCCGGGTCTGATATGCCTCAAGAGCAAATTCCTATGATCCACGATGTTGAGGTAAAACGCAGATCAAATAAAGGCAAATTCAGGTTAGAGTGCATTCCACCAGAGGAAATTTTGTTCAACAGGAGGTCAAAAGGGTTTGGAGATCCTTCAACTGACCTGATTGCACACAGGAGAGTTGTCAGCGTTTCGGATCTTGTTTCACTCGGTTATGAAAAAGAAGATTTTATTCAATATGCAGGTGACACTTATGACCTGGACGAACAAAAAGAATATTACACTCGAAGACCAGAGATCCAAGGCAAGGAAGTTTCAGGAGTTGCATATCAGGAAGCTTCGAAAAAGCTTTTACTAACCGAACTTTATATAAAAGCGGATTACGATCTCGATGACTACACAGAAATCAGGAGAGTGACGATAGTGGGACCAAACTTCGACAAAATCCTAATGAATGAGCCTTGCAACGAATTTCCTTTCGTTCATATGACTCCTTATAGAGAGCCTCACGATGTTGTTGGATCTGGCCTGTTTGATACACTCAGAGATATTCAAAAAACGAAGACACAGATCATGCGGGGCATGTTGGATTCGTTGTCACTCTCAATTTTTCCAAGAATGTCATTCGTTGACGGTCAGGTGTCAGTTTCAGATCTTATGAATGTGGAAACTGGGGCACTGATCCGAATGAGGAGTCCAGATGCAGTCAAACCGTTGACCGTGCCGTTTGTTGGAGCACAGGGGCAACCTATCCTTAACTATTTTTCGGAAATTACAGAGAACAGGACAGGGATTTCAAAAGCTTCACTCGGTTTAGCACCAGAATCCTTAATGTCGAGTAGTCCAATAGCGGTATCGGGTACTCTTTCCGCTGCCCTGATGAAAACGGAGTATATTGCAAGGAATTTTGCTGAAACTGCACTCAAACCACTTTACCAGGGGATATTAAAATTAATTGTCCAGCATCAGGACCGGGAGACAATGATCAGGCTAAGAAACGAGTGGATTCCGATGCACCCGGCTGCGTGGGACACAGGTTATGACGTTTTGATAAATGTTGCACTTGGAGGAGGAGACGAAAACCTGAGAATGCAAGCACTCCAGACAATTGCTCCAAAGCAGGAAGAAATTATCAAGCTTGTTGGCCCGGATAATCCTTTGGTTAATATTCAGCAGTACTCAAACACTCTGAGAAAGATGACAGAACTTTCCGGGTTCAAGAATGCAGAGGATTATTTCAAAGATCCTTCAAAAGAACCTCCACCAGAACCTCAACCAGAGAAACCTTCTCAGGAAGAGATTCAAATGCAGATGATGCAGATGCAAATTGAATTGTCTAAGGCGCAGCTTGAACTTGAACATATGAGACTTGGTTTAGACGAGAACAAGGCACAGACAGATGCAGCATTGAAGTCTACTGAGATTGAAACTGATGCAATGATCAAGTTGCAGGAACTTAGTGCAAAATATAATCAGAGCATTGACACTACGCAGCTTCGGGGCATGATCGAAACGAACCGGGAGTTGATCAGGCAGCAGGGTTTGCTTGAAGCAGCAAAAATTAACAAGAAACAGGAGTAAATTATGTCAAAAGGTAACAGAAGATATACCCCAAGTGAATTACAGACTTTGCGTGATCACGGAGTCTTACCTCCCTCGAAAATTTCCAGATTGGAAGCAGGTGATAGGTTATCACCCTCAGAAACTGATTATATAAATAAAACAATCGGAGGTCTTGGTGATAAACCTACAATGCGAGCACCTAAAGCAGGAACAAGAAGAAGTAGGAGTCAAGGATACAAGTACTTTCCAGATAATCCTTAATGCTTGACCTTCTTATTTGTGATAATTGCGGAATTCTAACTTACCAAGTTTATGTACACGGTCACTATCAGTGCTCTGACTGCAAAGTTGTTAGCGATCCTTGTTGTAGTGGTGAGCATGCTTATCTTAGTAACTCTGCTCGGGATAGTGGCGTTAAGGTCAATGACCAAAAAAATATTAAAAAAGATAATCCTGCTTTAAGCCAAAAGCAAAAAGAACAAAGGCGGGGATATCTTAACGATCAGGAAAATATAAAGAGGGTTAAAGAGAGAGTAGATCGTTGGTCAGAAGAAACACAAAATGCCTAAGAAGCTTCATAGTAAATTAAAACGCCAAGCAACGAAAAAAGGATTGAGTGGTGAACAGGCAGACAAATATGTTCACTCAACCTTGAGAAAAGTTGAGCGCAGATTAAGCAGGAGAAAAAAATAATGAGGGGGGATACAACTGAAACCTCAAACTTAGATCGGATCTTACAGCAAATACAGATTCAGAACTCTAACCCTAGCAGTTTCCCCCCTTCAGATATGTCCACCCGGACAGATATTGGATTACTCCAACCTCAAAAACCAAAGAAATTTGTACCTTGGTTTTCAGACCTTCCAGTTTGGGAAGGAACCCTACCAAAGATCTCCCCCGAAGAATTGGAATATCGTATATCAGAATTATCGAAGGATATTGCTCCCGGTACAGGACAGGTTAGATCTGCTCAAAGATCTGCTCAAGAAACCGCAAAAGCAAAAGGGTTATTAGAGCAAGGTAAACATTTAGAAGCACTCCCACACGGCATTTGGGCGGGTGTTGAATCTTTAGACGTTGCTCTTTCTGCTCCTTGGCTTTTGGGAGGTATATTATCTACGCCTCTTGATCTGGCAAGGATGTTCAAAAATTTAAAACCTGTAAGACCAATACCTAAAAAAGTTTACGGTGGGGAAGGGGCTTATCTTGGTCCCGATAAAAAAGAGTTAACAGGATCATTTACTGAGGGAAGAGTAAATGTAGAGGACGGAATTAAATTTGGGGTTGGGACTCCTACTGCAAGTATTCTTGATGACAGGTCCGCAGGTAATAAAGTAAAGGTAAATTTATTTAAACAAAGAGCAGGTTGGAAATGGGTGGGGAAACCTCCAGTTGACACCCCTACAATAATTTCAGTAGAACAAGGCAATAAGCACTATTACACTCTTGATTCGGATATTAAGAATGTTGATCTTGCTAAATATCCTAATCAACCCTCTGAGCCAAGATTAAGACCTTCTTCAAGAGGTGATTTAATATTTGGTGAAGAAGTAGGCAAAATAAATCTCCGGGGGAAACTTCACCCTGTCTTTGACACTATTGAAATAGTCCCGAGAAAATCAGTTGTCCCAGTTAGTCCAAATGCGGTTCCAAAATTAATGAATAAGGTTCCAGTTGTAAATCCTCAAAATTTAGTGGGCAAAAAGATTTTTCAGATACCTGCAGATTTAACTGATGCAGGAGTTATATACACAGGAATTGATGCATCAAAACTACCCAAAGGAGAACCTCTTCTTGGTGGACCGGGATTTGTTGATTTAGAATCTTCACGGAATTCAAATGTAGTCTGGGCAGTTAGTGATAAGGGGGTTAGTGGTCTTCCTAAAAAGATACAAGATTCGGACTATGCGGTAATTGTTGCAATGTCACCAGATGCACATAAGTCCAATACCTCAATTGTAAATTCAATGCTTGGGAATATGGACGCATATGTGAGGGACGGAAGAATTGGGAAAAGAGATCTGCAGAGACTGAATAAACTTATTAAGAAAAAAACAGGGAATCCTGCACATAAGGATTTGCAAAATTTCCCCGGATTTGGTTCAAAAAGTTACAGGGGGTTTGTTAAAGGATTATCATTTGAAGCCAGAGCAAGAATTGCAGAGCAGTTAAGGTCATCAGCAGGACAAGAATTAGGTGCACCAAACATTACTAAAATCTTAAGAAAAACCCAAGACCCTACAACATATGGACTTGGAAGGTCTGATGCCCTTTTGTTGATTGAAATAGATAAAGGACCAAACAACATTGTTGACTTAGGAGAATATCCGGGTACAGTTCCGCACCCAAGTTACAAAAAAGGATTTAAGGGGAAAGTTGTAGGCAAGTTTGCAACTCCAGTAAGTTACGATACTCTTTTCCCTGACTATGTTTCCGCAAGATTGAAAGAGGGAAGCACAATGGCAAACATAGAAAGGGCATCAAATTTAGAGCAACCAATTGTAACAATCACTCAAGATATTGCTAATACCCTTCCTACTCAACCCTATCAGTATATTCAATCACAAAGACAGGTACAACTTGCATTAGAGGCTGAA